GAATAAATTTTCTCACGGCAATGAGAATAATGATAATTTGCCATTAGAAGCGTTGTTGAAAACAAATGAATCAGAGCCTTCTTTGGTTGGTGAACCTTTCTATGATTCGGAAATTAAAGCTAGTTATGAAAGAGGCGGCGGAACAAGTAATTCAGAGATTAGAAGAAACTTAGCTTATGTAGGTCCTAAGATTTATAAATATGGTAATATTCGAGAAGGATTGTTGCCATTTGAGATGTCAATCAATGGTTATAATATTCGTGATGCTATTGAATTATGTCAGAAAGCTTATGCAAATATTGCTATATTTAGAAACGCAATTGATATTATGTCTGAATTTGCAAATGCTGAAATATATTTAGAAGGTGGCAGTCAAAAAGCTAGAGACTTTTTTACTAAATGGATGAAATACGTTCAAATGTGGAACGTAAAAGATCAATACTTTCGTGAATATTATCGTAGCGGCAATGTTTTCTTTTATAAAATAAATGCTAAATTTACAATTGATGATTTTTCTAAAATTTTAGAGAGCTATGCTTCTTATGATGGATCTTCTTATACTACTGATTTAATAATCAATAAGAATTATCCCACAAAATATGATGTAAAGAATGAAATTCCTGTTCAGTATATTCTTTTAAATCCTTATTATGTAACAGTTAATAGAACAAGTTCTTGGAAATACGTTGTTTATCAAAAGGTTCTTTCTGAATACGAATTAGAAAGATTGCAAAATCCTAAAAACGATCACGATAAATTAGTATTTGAGAATTTAGATAAAGAAACAAGAAATAAAATCAAAAGTGGTCAATGGTCTCAAGATGGTTTGAAAATTCAACTAAATCCAACAGATGTGATTTATTCGTTTTATAAAAAGCAGGATTATGAGCCATTTGCTGTTCCATTTGGTTTTCCTGTTCTTGACGATATTAATTTCAAGCTTGAAATGAAGAAGATTGATCAAGCAATTTGTAGAACAATTGAGAATGTTATTTTATTGATTACAATGGGTAATGAACCATCTAAAGGTGGTATTAATCATAAAAATATTCAAGCAATGCAAAATCTTTTGCGAAATCAATCAGTTGGTCGCGTACTTGTTGCCGATTACACAACTAAAGCTGAGTTTCTAATTCCTGATATGAATAAAGTATTGGGATATGAAAAATATAAAATCGTTAATGAAGATATTAAAGAAGGATTGCAAAATATATTAATTGGTTCTGAAAAGTTTGCTAATACAACAGTTAAAGCTCAAGTATTTTTTGAAAGATTAAAAGAAGCAAGAAATGCTTTCTTGCATGATTTTTTGCAACCACAACTTGACTTGATATTCAAGAATTTAGGATTTAAGGGTAAATGTCCTCAAGCAAAATTCGAAGAAGTCTCAATTAAAGACGAGACTCAATTCAATCGTGTTGTTACAAGAATGATGGAACTCGGTATTCTTCCTCCTGAAGAAGGTCTTAGAGTTATTGAGACTGGTATTTATCCAACTCCAGAAGAATTGGTTGCTGCTCAAGAGAAGTTTGTTCAACAAAGAGAGCAGGGTTATTACAATCCAATTGTTGGCGGCGTTCCGATGATATCGCCTCCAGTTCCAGATATTGCTGGGCCAGCACCAATTGCAAAAAAGACATCGACTCCAAATGAAAAGGGTCGTCCACTTGGAGCTAAAGCTTCTGTTTTTGCAAAAGAAGCAATCGCTAAAGCTATTGACGAAACAAAAAATTTAAATTCATTAGTTGAATTAGCTTTAAAGAAAAAATACGCTAAAAAAACTTTATCTTCAGATCAAAAGAAAATTGCTACTAGTATCAGCGAAGCAATTATTATCGGATCGGAAAATAATAATTGGAAAGAGTTAGCCACTCAAGTTGTTAATGATCCATCTGTATTAGATAAATTAGGAATATTAAAATCTATTCAAGATCTTGCAGGTGAACATCAATTAGATACTTATTCTGCAAGCTTGTTATATCACAGCACTAGATATTCCGTGTAAACATATAATATATGTTTCTTTATAAGACGAGATTTGATAATATTGTTACGGCTTCCATAAATTTTGATAATAATCCATTATTGTCAGTTGCTTCTTTGGAGCCACTCAAATCTTTGATACCTTCTTCTGTTAATTTAGATAAGAATATTGATTTGGTTGGCGCTGCATTTAATGCTGCTGTTGTGAATAAATTTAATAAGAATGGTGACGGTATTGATACAAACACTGCAATTGCTTTTAAGAAGTATTTTATTCATAAGCCAACAAATATTGAACATAAAAAACAAAGAGTTGTTGGTCATATTGTTAATTCAGCGTTTTCTTCTCTTGATGATAATAGATTATTATTCGAGGATGATGTAAAAGGAAGTTTAAATCCTTTTAATATAGCATTGGCTGCTGTTGTTTATAGAACTGTTGATAGAGATTTTGCAGACGCTTTGACAAATTCAAATGATCCTGAATCTAATTTATACCAACGTATTAGTGCGAGTTGGGAAATTGGTTTTAATGATTATTTAATCGCTGTAGGAAGTTTAGATTTAAAAGATGCTGAAATAATAAGCAAGAAAGAACAGATTAATGAATTTAAAAAATATTTAAAAGGTTTTGATGGTCCGGGTAAATTAAATGACGGCACTCCTATTTATCGATTAGTTACAGGAAGAATTTATCCATTGGGTATTGGTTTCACAACAAACCCAGCTGCTGATGTTCAAGGCATCATCATCGATGATGGAACATCAAATACAAATATCGATAACGAAGAAAAAAAAGAACCAGAATCAATTGAAGTTAACTCTTCAGATGTAATAGATTTGATTAATAAAAAATTTTCCCAAGACAAGAATAATAATGTAATAAATACTAAAACTAAAATTATGGATCTCGAACAAATCATATCGGCATTAAAGACGGTGCTTGCTGAAAAGCAGGATTCTGTAAAATTCAGCGAAGAAGCCGTCGCTAATATTTCAGCTCAAATCGCTGAAAGCATTAAAAATAAAAACAACGAATTTAAGGCCCAGCTTGCTGCGGTTGAAGAGGATAAAGCCAAGGCTATTGCTGACGCTGAAAAACTTCGCGTTGATTTAGATCAAGCTGTTGCCAAGTTAAATGAACTTGAAACCGCTGTTAAAGCAAAAGCTTCTGAAGAACTTTTTAATACCAGAATGTCACTTTTAGATCAAGAATATGATTTTGATGATTTTGATCGAGCCATTTTAGCAAAAGATCTCAACTCATTAGAAAATTCTGATGAGTCTTTTGCATCTTATAAAGATAAAGTTTCTGTTCTTTTCAAGCATAAGAGCAAAGCTTTTAAAGCTGAACAAGAGAAAATTTTCCAAGAAAAATTAGAAGCTGAATTAGCCAAGAGACTTAACACTGTTAAGCCAACTATTACTGAAACCACAGCTTCCAGCGCTGTTGCAACAGTTGAAGTAGAAACAGCACTTGCTAATGCGAAGGTCGAAGCTCCCGCTGTTCCTGCTCAGTCTATAGAAGTTACTGAAGCTGCTGTTTCTTGGAAAGAAAGACTCACAAAAGCCTTTTCGAAAGATAATATAACAATTAAATACTAAACTATATGTCACTAAGACTATATCCATTTAGACAATATAGCGAATACGATGTAATCAATCTATTTGCTAGCGACACTGCGGATTCCGCCCCATCAACAAATGGTAACGGTTCTGCTGGTGTTTTCGTTAAAGTTTCAGCCGGTAATTTGGATCAAGATCCAATTACTTATGCTGCTAACTCTTACCTCGGAAACACTGACTATCCATTCCTTGGAGCTGCTCAGTATCCTTCCGTTCCACTAACTTTCACTGCGGCCACCGCTGGCGTTCCAGTTCTTGGTGTTACGCTAAATCAAACACTTCAAAACGATGAAAACGGAGAGAAGTTGCTTTATAATCCTGTCAAGAGACAAGAGCTTCAAGCTGTTCTTTCTGGACAAGCTGTTCCAGTCGCTACTCGCGGTGTTTTCACACTAGCTGATACAGCTATCGATTGGGTTGATGCTAACATGGCTCCAAATTCTCATTTAGCTATTTCCGCTAACGCTGGTAAAGTTACTGGTTATGCCCCAAGTGCTATTTCACCACTCACTGGTCAATATAGCATTATCGGTCGTGTATTAGCTACTGGTACGCGAGTCAGTCAAAACGGTAAGAGCGATCATTACGCTGGTACTGGTACTGCTGGAGCCAAATTCGCTCTAGTTCAGATTGATTGCACAACTTCTTATACCATTTAATTTTAACTAAAACAAGAATATGAAAATTATTTTAAAGAGAACAGATGAGCAGGTTGAATTAGTTAAGGCTATGGCTTCACGTAATCGTGAAACCGCTTATGAAGCTCAGGTCGCTTTGGCTGAGTTTATTGGCCCAGTATTAGCCGAAGTTATCAACAACGCTCCAACCGTTTCTAACCTCTTCACAAGTCTCCAATTCAATGCTGAAGATAATCCTTCCATTCCTTTGGATCTTTACTATGACATTTTTGATGAAGATTACATCAAGGTTTACAGCCAGACTGTTGCCGGTGGTCTTCCTCAGAATATTGTTCAGCCATTAGCTTCCGAACTCAAGCTAGCTACTTACAAGCTCGATAGTGCTGTTGCTTTCGACAAGAAGTATGCTGCTAAGAGCCGTCTTGATGTAGTTAGCAAGTCTTTCACTCGCGTAGCTCAAGAAGTTATGCTTAAGCAAGAAAGAACATCTGCTAACCTTCTCATGACCGCTCTTGCTCAGGCTTCTACTGGCAATAGCTCAACTGCCGCTAACAACTATCATGTTTTCCGTACAGCTGGTGCTGGTAGATTCGTACTAGAAGACTTGAACAAGTTGTTCACGAAGATCAAGCGTATTAACGCTTCATTCGTTGGTGGTACTCCTTCTGGCGCTCGCAGAGGTCTCACAGATCTTATCGTTTCTCCTGAAGTTGTAGAAGAAATACGTGCAATGGCTTACAATCCAATCAATACAGCTGCTCCTGCTAAGTTGGGCACAGCTAACAGCCAAACTGCTGCTAACGCTCCAGTTGTTGCTACTGATGCTATTCGCGATCAAATCTTCAGCCAAGCCGGTCTTCCTGAATTCTATGGTGTTAGCATCATGGAGATTCTTGAACTCGGTATTGGTAAGAAGTTCAACACCATCTTTGACACAGTAGCTGGTTCCACTGAATACGCCGGTCATGGTGGTGGCGCTGCTGGTGCATTTGATGGTTCTACCGAAGAAGTTCTTATCGGTCTTGACAGAAGCCGCGATTCTCTAATCCGCGCCATCGCTGTTGATTCTGATACAGGTTCTGAATTCACTCTTGTTGCTGACGATCAGTATACTCTTCGTCAGGGCAAGATTGGTTACTACGGTGGTCTCGAAGAGGGTCGTATGGTCCTCGACAACAGAGCACTTGTAGGATTGATAATGTAATCATAATATAACGCAAAGAGGTGCTATCCGAAAGGGTAGCACCTTTTTTATTTTTTTAAATTAATCTTTTATTTATTATAATAAATATATGGCAAAATCTAAAAAGAAGTCCAGTGAATTAGATAATTTAAATTTAGCTGATGGACAGATAAATGAAGATCCTGATATTCAAAAAATTAAAAAACTAGAAGATATTCTAGGTATCAAAAAAGTAAATCCATTTGGAACTTATAATCTAGATGTGTTTAAAGAAAAGTTAAGTGAGATGACAAATTTAGATATGCAAAAACTTTGTGAGCGAGTTGGTATATTTGCTAGTGGCTCGCGACAAGAATTACGCGACAAGTTGTTGCGCGAATTTAAATCAATTGGTCGCGGTACTATTTCAATGACTACAGAAAGTCCAGCAGTAAAATTGGATCCAAATAATCCATTACATAAGAAGACATTAAAAATATTAGGCGAAATATAAATTTCATTTCTTTTGTTTTTAAAGAAGTGTAATTGTATATGTGGCAACGCAATTATCTGTAATTAGAGGGGATCATCTCGGTACACAAACGATTAATTTAAGTTCCGCAATTGATGATTTTACAAACATGAGTTGTACGGGGCAAATTCGCCCACACCCTGATGGTAATTTATTATATCAGTTTGTACCGACAATTGTTTATGCTGCACCCTTTAGTGGTTCTGTTTTTTTTACATTACCTGCTAATATAACGCAAAGTTTTCCTCCAATTAATTTGTATGGTGACATACATTTTTATTCTACAGGTATTCAAGATCGAACTCTTTTTGAATTTAGATTAAATGTTTTGCCAGATGTAACTCATTTATAAAAATATGGCTTCAATTGACGTAAAGATTGAAAGTAGTAAAAATGTTATTGATATTAATTTAGTAGGAAATCCACCGATTTCTACAGTTGGTAAAGAAACGGGACCTCCCGGTACAAGTGGTACTTCGGGTACTAGCGGTTCCTCTGGAACAAGTGGATCTTCTGGAACGAGCGGTTCTAGTGGTGCTTCTGGCACTAGCGGTTTTTCCGGAACAAGCGGTTCTTCCGGAACAAGCGGTTCTTCAGGAACTTCTGGTCCATCTGGAACAAGTGGTACATCTGGTTCATCTGGTTCATCTGGAACTTCAGGTACTTCAGGTTCATCTGGAACGAGTGGATCTTCTGGAACGAGCGGTTCTAGTGGTACTTCTGGAACTGACGGTACTAGCGGTTC